TGATACTCTTCCAGTGTTATGCCATAAATGTAATAGGTCTATAGGTCAGTTAGGTGATACAGTAGAATCTATACAGAAAGTTTTATTTTATTTAAAAAGTAAGGAGGTACAATGAGTACAGAAACATTAGTAAAAGACATATATCAAATGATAGACACCAAGGAAATTTCTGATGGTGTAGATGTCGACAAAATAATAGATGACTTCGGTAAGAATATGAAGAAAATCTTAAAGCAGAATATTACAGAACACGAGTTTGATAGACGAAAGCTCCGTATGTCTAACATAGGTAAGAAAGATAGACAGCTGTGGTATTCTTATAATGGATATGAAGGTGAGAAACTTATGCCTCACACTCGTATTAAATTCCTCTACGGTCATTTGATTGAGGAAATGATACTAGCTCTAGCAAAGCTCGCAGGACATCAGGTTACTGATGAACAGAAGAGAGCAGAGGTAGATGGTATCAAAGGTTCTATGGACTGTAAGATAGACGGTGTACTGACTGATGTTAAGTCAGCGTCACCATATGGTTTCAAAAAGTTCAAAGATGGTTCCTTACTAAATGATGACCCATTCGGATATGTAGACCAAATCAAGGGATACGCTCATTCTGAGGGTGATACTGAATTCGGTTGGTTAGTTATGGATAAGACCAACGGACACTTGACCTACTTGAAGTATGATATGGCAGATGAGTCTCAATGGTACTGGACTAAACTAAATTTCTTCTCTATAGCTGAAAGAATTAAGCATATAAAGGAAGTAGTTAAGTCAGTCGAGCCACCTAAGAGATGCTATAAGCCAATCCCTGATGGTAAAGCTGGTAATATGAAGTTAGGTGTAGGTTGTAGCTACTGTGCCTATAAGCACGAATGCTGGGGTGATGACCTCAGAACATTCATCTATGCTAATGGACCACGCTTTTTGGTTGAGACTGTAAATACTCCTAATGTTATAGAGGTAGATAAAAATGGCAACAAAGTTTCGCAGTAAGCTCGAGAAAGAATGTGCCATAGCATTAGGTAAGGAATGGGAATATGAACCCTGTAGAGTAGCCTATACGATACGAAAGAACTACACCCCTGACTTTGTTAAGGGTAAGTATTATATTGAGGTTAAAGGGTTCTTCAGGAGCGGGGATAGACAGAAGTATAGGTCTATTGCTGAACAGCTAAAGTTTGAAGGCAAGGAACTAATCTTCTTAATGCCTCGCCCTGATTCCAAAGTTGCTAAGGGTAACAAGATTACTTATACGCAGTGGTGTGATAAGTATGACATTAAAATATTTTCCACTACACAAATAGAGGAACTAAAGGAATGGACGAATCAAAAAGTAAAGATTCTGTATATGAAGATGTAAGTACAGGTGGGATTCACATAAGTACTTATGTAGATACATCCGATATGGATGCTCAACAGAAAGGTTTACCTGAGAACCAGAAAATTAATCCTAGTCACTACCAACAAGGTGACATTGAGGTCATAGATTTTATCATAGACCAAAAGATGGATTATCTGACAGCGAATGTACAGAAGTATATCGCTCGTTGGAGATTCAAGGATGGATTGTGTGACTTGAAGAAGGCTCGCTGGTTCTTAGATAAACTTATAGAACAAGAGGAAGGACGAAATGGCTCTGACTCTGAATGAACTTAAAGAACAGATAGTTCAAGAAGGGTTCGACTCTTGTACTTTGTGTGAAATTTTAGATATATCTTCAGAAGAGATACTACACGAATTTGAAGATAAACTTATGACTAAACGAAAGGAGTTTGAAGGAGATGATGACGATAACTACTGAGAACTTTATACTTCTCGTCAGTGCACTTCTAATATTAGGAGCATATATGATATATAGGCACGGACAGAAGACATACGACAGAGGAATTACTGATGCAGTACTTATGCACCGAGAGGGTCGTTTGAAGTATAAAGATTCCTTAGATGGTGATGGTAAGAAGATGGTAGACATCGAGATTGAACCTATAGATGATGAAGACTAATAGACCACACCCAATTAAAAACAAACTGGAGTATGCCTTGAGGTATGATAGACTGTGGCATACTAAAACTATTACAGATAAAAAGAGAGAACAGAAGAAGAAAGGAGACTATCTTGAAGACACTACCAAATGATTATCAGAATTTTATAGCACTCAGCAGATACGCTAGGTGGTTGCCTGAAGAGAACAGAAGAGAGACTTGGGAAGAGACTGTCGCTCGTTACTTCAATTTTATGGGGGAACATCTAAAGGAAAATACACAATATGTCCTTACACCTAAGATTAGAAAGGAGCTTGAAGGAGCAATATTGAATCTTGAAATTATGCCTAGTATGAGAGCCTTGATGACCGCAGGTAAGGCACTCAAAGATAATAATATAGCAGGGTATAACTGTGCCTACCTAAGTGTAGACCACCCGAAGGCATTTGATGAGTGCTTATACATTCTTATGCACGGTACTGGAGTAGGCTTTAGTGTCGAAAGACAATTCATAAATAAACTACCTGAGATACCTGAGCAAGTAGTAGAAGTAGATGATACTATTGTAGTACAGGACAGCAAGGAAGGATGGCAGTCAGCATTCAGAAAACTAATCAGCTATTTATTCGATGGTGAGATACCTCACTGGGATACATCTAAGGTCAGACCTAAAGGTTCTAGGCTCAACACCTTCGGTGGTAGAGCTAGTGGTCCTGAACCACTACTTGATTTGTTTCATTTCTCTACTAACATCTTTCGTAATGCGTCAGGTAGGAAATTAAACTCATATGAATGTCACCGTCTGATGTGTAAGATAGCAGAGGTGGTAGTGGTTGGAGGTGTTCGTAGGTCAGCACTTATCAGTCTATCTAATCTAACTGATGAGCGTATGCGTAGTGCTAAGACAGGACAGTGGTGGATAGATACACCTGAGATGGCACTCAGTAATAACTCTGTCTGCTATACAGAGAAACCTGATATGGGTATTTTTATGAAGGAATGGTTATCGCTATATGATTCTAAGTCAGGCGAGCGTGGTATATTCAATAGAGAAGCTGCGATTAAACAGGTGGCTAAGAGTGGCAGAAGAGATACTGAACACGAATTTGGATGTAACCCCTGCTCAGAGATTATACTTAGGGACGGACAGTTCTGTAATCTGACAGAGGTTGTGATTAGAGCGAAAGATACACACAAGGATATATTAAGAAAGGTAAGGTTGGCTACGATACTAGGTACATTTCAAGCATCGCTGACAAACCTTAGAAGACTCAGAAAGAAATGGGTTATCAATACAGAAGAAGAGGCACTCTTAGGTGTCTCACTCACGGGTATTATGGATAATGAATTTATGAATGGTAGTCCTACAAAAACTATGTCGGAGTGGCACGGTGGTGTAAGCCTTCCAGATTTTCTTATAAAATTAAAGAGAGAAGCAATAAAGATTAATAAGGAATGGGCAAAGTCATTAGGAATCAATCCGTCTACATCCATTACTGCTATTAAACCTAGTGGTACTGTCTCTCAACTTGTAGACTCAGCGTCAGGTATTCACCCTAGACATAACAAGTATTACTTGCGTAGAGTCAGAGCAGACATTAAAGACCCTATCGCACAACTGATGAAGGACGAGGGCGTACCTTGTGAACCTGATGTTATGAAACCTGATAGTGTCGAGGTATTTACATTTCCTATGAAGGCACCAGAAGGTGCAGTATTGAGAGATGATAAGACAGCTATAGAACAGTTAGAACTATGGCTCATCTATCAGACATACTACTGTGAACATAAGCCTAGCGTCACTGTCTCTGTCAAAGAACACGAATGGATGGAAGTAGGTGCGTGGGTATACGAACACTTTGATGAAGTGAGTGGTGTATCGTTCTTACCACACTCAGACCATAGCTATCAGCAAGCACCCTATGAGGACTGTACAGAGGGAGTTTATCTTGAGGCTCTCGCTGGTATGCCTGAAGCAGTAAACTGGTCTAGAATCGAAGAATACGAACTCTCAGACACTACAATAGGTATGAAAACTATGGCGTGTACTGGAAGTGTATGTGAATTTGTGGATTTAACTGATGAAGAGGGGGATAAGGAATGAAATATTTATTATTAATAGTGTTGTTATTATTACCAAGTTGTGCTGAATTTCAAACTAAGATAGACTTAATGAAAAGCGAACAACAACTGACTTGCTCACCAGTAGATTCGTCTCTGTGTGCAGGGTGGAAAGTATGAAGCTAGTGTTTAATTTTCTTTATTTATTATTAGCGTCAGCCAGTACAGGTTGTCTAATCTATGTTGTTATGTGGCTTGAAGCCTTGAGAAAAGGATGGCTGGTATAACAAATTTAAAAGGTGTTCCACCACATAAAAAGTTTGGATGTAGTTGTGGTCGTTCACCTGTTGGTAGGTGTGTAGGTTGGCATAAACTTAGTGATAAACGCTGGATAGAAACCTTGGCTGAATATCAAAA